GTGTATGAGTGGTCAACATTGTCAATGAACAACGAGTGATTTACATGATTAAAAAGTGCATACAGGAGGAACAGAATGACCGAGAAACTTTCCACAGAGTCACCCTATCAAATCCAGGATTCTGTGAAGACCGAATCCGAGAACTCATCGATGAATTTCAATCTAACAGACGCTGATAAAAAACTACTAAGATCTAAGTATGATGTAGTAGTTTTTTCTCATGATTGCGATCCTAAAACTATTAACAAAAAAGATTGGCCATATAATGCTGTGTTAGTAGTGTATGAGATCGATGGCGAAGTTCATTATGATCATGCAGGTGGTCCTAAGAACGTTAAAGTGTTTGATGCTTATCATGATATTCTCAAACCATTAGGGGGTAAAATCTTGACAATGGAAACTATGTATGGTATGGTTAATCCGAAACTTTGGGGTAACAAACCTAAAAAAGAAAAAAAATGAGCACTGATTGGCGCTACAACGAAGAGCGTATGGAACTACGCCAACAGGTCTACACCATTCTTCTTAATAAGTATGGTGGTTTGACCAAGGAAAATGGAGAACCGATACACAGCATGGAGAGTATTCAAAATTGCTGTCATGATTGGGTCTCTCAAGGACACGTCAGTTCGTCTGGTATTGTAAAGTATTTTTTAGCATATTATGCAGGTTAAAGTTATTAGTGTTACCCCAGATGCTGAAGCACACATGGGGTATGTGGCAAGGGTGAGCAACCCTAACAATCAAGACAATCCAAAGGTTGCTGGTCTTTTATCCTATTGCATCAAACACAACCACTGGAGCGTCTTTGAGCAGGCATACATGACGCTTGAGATCCAGACCACCAGGGGACTGGCGGCACAGATATTACGTCATCGAAGTTTCACTTATCAAGAATTCTCACAACGGTATGCTGACAGTTCTATGTTGACGGATGTCATTCCTCTACCAGAACTTCGTCGTCAGGATACAAAGAACAGGCAGAATAGTATCGATGATATCGATGCCTTTACTAGGCAAAGATTTGAAATGGCAATGCAAAACTATTTTGCTGAAGGTATGGATCTTTATCGTGAGATGCTTGCTCAAGGTATTGCAAAAGAATGTGCTCGTTTTGTACTTCCTTTGGCAGTTCCCACCAAAATTTACATGACGGGATCAGTTCGGTCATGGATTCATTACATCGATCTGCGTTCCGCTAATGGAACACAGAAAGAACACATGGACATTGCAAATGAATGTAAGTGTTTATTTGCAGGTCAATTTCCAATAGTCGCAGAAGCATTAGGATGGACAAAACATGAAACTACTAACACTTGATGATTACCAAAGGGCAGGAGAAACATTCTGGCCAAAGTATTGGTACGTTGCCAAAGAACTTGGTGAAGGTGCTAAGACCGAAGACATTCTTAAATGTATGGAGGCAGTCGGTGGTGTTGCATTAAAGGTAGCACTAGAAGAAAAATCAGCAGGTCCTTTTGGATTTAATAAAACAAAAGAGGGGGAAGGCGATGCCGACGTACCAGTTCAGGAATAAAGACACTGGAGAGATCACTGAAGTTCGTATGAGTTTCACTGTTCTCGATAAATACAAAGATGATAACCAACATCTCGAACAGTACCATGATTCATTTCCTGGTCTTGTTGCTGATGCTGGCGTCAGGAACAAAGTTCCTGACGGTTTCAGAGATGTTCTGAAATCTATCAAAAAAGCAAACATTAGATCAAACATTGATACCCATTAACCCTTATGTCAAGAAAAAGGAAGGACATTCAGTTCGACTTTGTTAATAGCACTCCAAAACAAATGAGACGTAGGAAACCAATTAATGGTGATCACTTAAATGAGATCACTCCATTAACTGAAAATCAAACACTTGCATTTGATGCTTACGATAACGGTAAAAACCTTTTTCTCTATGGTTGTGCAGGTACAGGTAAAACGTTCATTGCAATGTATATGGCATTGAAGGAGATTCTTTCAGGAACATCTCCATATGAAAAACTTTACATGGTTCGTTCTCTTGTCCCTACGAGAGAGATTGGATTTCTTCCAGGAGATCATGAAGACAAGTCAAACTTGTATCAGATACCCTATAAGAATATGGTTGAACATATGTTTAAGATGCCTGATGATCCGGCATACAACATGCTGTATGATAATCTAAAGGCACAAGAAACTATATCTTTCTGGAGCACATCTTTTCTCCGTGGCACGACACTTAACAATGCTATTGTTATTGTTGATGAGTGTCAAAATCTTAACTTCCATGAGTTAGATTCTATCATTACACGTGTTGGTACTGACTGTAAGATCATTTTTGCCGGTGATGTTATGCAAACTGATCTTGTTAAAACGAATGAACGTAATGGTATTCTTGACTTTATGAAAATTCTTGAGGTTATGGAAGAGTTTACTAGTGTTGAATTTGGCACTGATGACATTGTAAGAAGTGGTCTTATCCGTTCTTACATTCTTAGTAAAATGCATTTAGGATTTGGTTAATGTTTACTCATGTTGATATGGGTGTCCTTCTTGAGGACATCAAGGCGACTACTGCATCTAGTGGAAAAAGAGTTTATGCTGTTGGTGAGAAGGATTACCCATCTATCTCTACCATTTGTTCTTATCGCAAACGTCAATCCATTGTAGAATGGAGGAAAAGAGTAGGTAATGAAGAGGCAACTAAAATATCCACTAGAGCAGCAACTGTTGGAACCTCACTACATAGTATGGTGGAAGATTATCTAAACAATAATCTTGATTTAAAAAGGTACAAAGATAAGTATCTTGCATTAATACTTTTCAAACAGGGTAAGTCCATGTTCAATCGTATTAATAATATCCACTTTCAAGAGGCACCTTTATACAGTCACAAGTTTGGGATTGCTGGAAGAGTTGACTGCATTGCTGAGTTTGACGGCAAACTCTCGATCATAGATTTCAAAACTTCCGGTAAAGAGAAGAAAGAATCTTGGATTGAGAGTTACTTTGTTCAAGAGACAGGGTATGCTAAGATGTATGAAGAACGATCTGGAATTAAAGTGGAACAAATTGTTACACTAATTACTTGCCAGACAGGTGACATTCAAGTATTCATAAAGAATCCTGAAGATTACGTGCCTCTGCTAAAAGATTACATTGCAGAGTACAAAGATGCCCACCAAATCTGACAAAAACATTGATCAATTAATTGATGATAACTTTATGGATAAGAACAAGTTTTCAATGGCAATTGAGAACATTGTGAAAGACAGTAACAAAAGTATTAACTACATTGATGCTATCGTAGATTTCTGCGATGCAAAAGACCTTGAAGTTGAGACAGTTGTAAAGTTAATCGCACCCTCATTGAAGGAAAAGATTAAAGCAGAGGCAACACGCCTCAACTACATTAAGAAAACCACTAGAGGTGTACTTCCTATTTAATTATGTCTGCTTTTGAAGTTTATCGTACTTACGTTGCAATTAAAACTCATTTTACAACGGATAGGTACGATTATTTTCGTTATGGTAACAACTTAAATAGAGTTACCCCAGAAACATTTAACAAACGTAACGATATATATTTCTTTGAGCGCCTAGGTTCTCAATATAAAGAAAAAGATGTCGTTGAATTTTTTGTTTCTAATTTTATTGTCAATTCAAATTTCTATATTAAAAATATGGATGTTGAGAATTTGAACGAGTGGAGAAGACGCCAACAAAGTATTACATACTTGTTCAAATCTGATCTAGAAAATCTTGTGAATGAATGTGAAACACTTAACAATGCCTTGCAGTGTACGAAAGGAACACATTCAAAAGCACTTAGAATGGTTCTAGGTGGTCATATTATGTTAGAAACATTTGTATTGTTAAATAGATTGACGAGGTTTTCTAATCAATACGATAAAATTATTGGGGATGATGTCATTTGGAAACGAATGTCAAAAATCTTAAAAAAGTATGATCCATTTGTTAACTTCGACACATCAAAAGCAAAGGCATTAGTGGTAGAACATTTATGAATGATTCAAATTTATTCTCATCTGAGATTGTGCGTAGAGAAGCAGAGAGAATGCATGAATTGTATAAAACTTTAGTTTCTCGTATGTACAAATTTGAAGACATGGAAAGAGAAGAAAAGAAACAAATGCTTGACGATATGGATGCTCTTGTTGAGAAACAAAAGATTCTATATACTAGGGTCATGCTCTCAAATGATGATGATAGTCAACAGGTGAAGGAAAACTTTAGAGTTGCTGCGAAGCAAATGGGAATTCCCTCACAAAATGTTGGTCCTGAGATTTTCGATCTTGCCAAAAAAGCAGTCGATTCCTTGAGAGATGCCTTTGAAAGCGAAGAGGGTTGACAAGACCCACTTCATATGGTATGATAATACAGTCAATATGACACAAACCAAACAATCCAAACAATACGGAGAATATTTAAATGTCTTTTGAATCACTGAAGAGTAAAACTTCACTGCTTGACAAATTGAATGCAGAGTTAAGCAAAGAAGGTAAATCAGGTTATATCGATGATCGTCTTTGGAAACCTCAGATGGGTAAAGATGATGTTGGTAGTGCAGTTATTCGATTCCTTCCTATCTCAGATGAAGATGCAATGCCTTGGGCAAAGGTCTGGAGTCATGCATTTAAAGGTCCTGGTGGATGGTATATTGAGAACTCTCTTACTACTCTTGGACAGACCGATCCTATTGCAGAACTGAATCGTTCTCTTTGGAATAGTGGTCTTGAATCTGATAAAGAAGTTGCACGTAAGCAGAAACGTAAACTGTCTTACTATTCAAACATCTATGTTATTGAGGATCGTGCTAATCCTGATAACGAAGGTAAAGTATTCCTTTATAAGTATGGTAAGAAAATTCACGATAAAATTCTTGCACTAGTACAACCTGATTTTAAAGGTGTAGAATCAATTGATCCTTTTGATCTTTGGAATGGTGCTGAT